GTAACTTCTACAAAAGTTTGACCAGCGGTTTGTGTCCATGTTCCAGTTGTTACTCCACTCGCTTGTATAGCTCTATCTGAAACAAGTTCATTATTATATTGTGATATTGCTATAAAACTAAATTCATCTAAAGTTGTTGGGTCAATATTTAAACCATATCTTTCTTCTGTCAAAATATCCCAAAGAACCCATGCTGGATCGCTATGCCATGTATTTGTAAAATTTGCAGTACCGCTATTACCAGCACCAGGCCACGTTCCAGAATATGTTATTCTTCCAGCTAATTTACCACTTGTTACAACTGAAGCAGTATTCGGTATTTGAGTTCTTAATCCTCTTACAAAATAATTTCTAATAGGAATTGAACTGAACTGTTCTGCTGATATACCAATACCAACTAAAGCGGTATTTGGATATGGATTATTGTCAAAAAGAATTTTAGTATATGAAAACCATGTAAAACTATTAGCTACTTTTGGATCTGTTGTATCATTAGTTAATCTTTCAACTCTTATTCTGACATTACTTGTATAACCTGATTCTCTAAGCTCAAAAGTATAGGTTTTTTGAAATAAGTCTCCTGTACGACCCTCTACTTTAAAAGATGTGCCTGAACCTGCCCCAGCGAGATTTTCAAATGCTCCACCATCATAGCTAACCATAAATCTAAATGACACTGCTGAACCAACAATGTCTCCATCATCTTCAAATTTTTGTAATTGAGGAAAGTTTAAGGTCAATGCGATACTATCTATTGTATTTGAAGCATCAGTAATAGTCTGTGTAGCAGCGGCAGGTGGATTAGTTTTTGTTATTGCAGCGGAATTAATTGCCACCTCAGACCTCGTTGCTGCAAAATCAGGNATAACAGTTTGATTTGCTGTACCTCTACGTTGTTTGACAATAATATCTTCAAANTTTCTGTCATCTTCTTGTATATTTGTAACGTCAGTATCAGCCTGTAATACTGGTGTATTATCAAAAAAAATATCTTTTAACATTTCTAAATGGTAGTTATCATCAGCAGTTGTTAAAGCCTTGCTTCTAGGAGTAACAAAACCATCTATATCTCCTTCACCTAAAGCATCTAAAATTTTTACAACGGCAACACTATCNAGAGTGTCTCCAGTAATATTTGCAGAACCNCCACCACCTTTACCGCCACCGCTTCCAGCACCTTGAATTAAATCTAAATTATTTTTTTTATCTNAATTACTCATCTATTATTGTTTAAATATGTCGAAGGGATTAATATCATCTTTTACGGTATTTGTTTCTATAGCAGCAGAAATTACTGACGAGCCTACTAATGCTTGTCCATAAATTAAAGGTATAACAAGTCCAGCCCTACTAACATTAACAGGAGAATTAAAAGCAAAACTTTTGTCAGGATCTTCTTCTGGTGTTTGTGGAATTGGGGTTAACAATTGACTTATACCGCCAAAAATTAAAGCAAGACCAAGGTTTCCTGCAAATGCACCTATACCAAAACTTCCTATGGTAGCTCCACCAGTAAAACCAAGACCAGCAGTACCAAAAGCAAGAGTTCCACCACCTGTAAAAATAGCAGCACCAATTAAAATACCTCCTAATATAATTGAATTAAGTCCTCTACCACCTTCTCCAGCTAAAACAGGTATTATTTTTATGTCTCCTTTGCCAGCAGGGTAATGTATCTCTTCTACCTCAGTCGGTCTATCTTCTACTAATACTTTATAACTTCTATTCATCATATAATGTTCTGCTTGTGGATAATATGCCAATAAACAACGAATACTTTTAGCAACAGTCGCTACGTCTATTTCAATTTCTTTTACATCTAAATATTCAGCTAAATCTCCATATAGTTTCAGCTTACGAAGGCAAGTTTTCATAACGTACTATCCTCCCTGTAATTTTACGAAACCAGCTTGTATAAGTCTCTCTACATGATAGTCTACCTTGCATATGATGTAAAAGCTCGTTTCCAAAATCATCACAAATAACAGCACAATGATTTAAAACTTCTCCTGTTAAATTCATAAATAATAAATCATATTTTTGTAAAGGTACATCTTTACTTATTTCCTTAAATCCAGCTTCTTCGTAGCACTTTATAAATGTAGGATTTTTACAAAACTCTTCTGGTAATTTGGGTTTTGGAAAGTCCATTAGTTCAATTCCAAGTTCAGCATTATAATATTCTCTTACCAGTTGCCAGCAGTTTGTATGGTCCCAAGTCCAGGGTCTACCAATAAGACTCTGTTTGTATTCTTTAGGAACAAAATCATACCATTCTTTTGTATGAGGATTAACAATGTACCAGTGTTTATTTGTTCTTGCTGCACAAACTCTATCTGCTGGACTTGCTATTGGACTTGTATGTGGGTGTGAATGAACTATGCCCTGTATAGCATCATTACCATATTCATCTTCAACATCTGCATAATCTTCTGGGTCTAAAATAAATTGATCTGTTTTATAATTTGCTAAGTTTCTACATTCTTTATAAACAAGTTTGCCCTTTATATTTACCAATAATCCGCAAGATTCTTTAGGAGTTTCTTTTAATGCGTGTTCAATTGCTTTTTCTTTCCAAAGCATTAGTTAAAGAATCCACCAATACCTTTAAATTCATCTGGTAAATATTGTCTTTTAGGTACTTTAACACCAAATTGATCTATTGAAGCTGCTAAATCAAATGTACAAAAATTTCTAGTTTCTGCTGCTTTACGAGCTACTTCATAAATTTCTTTAGGAAATTCTTGTGTAAAATCTCCAATAGTATTGCTGTCTCCGTAGGGATTTGTTCCTGTAAAATTACTATTAGGTAAAAATTTTGCTAATGTTCTAATTCTCGTCACAACCGCACCAACAAGATCATTTCCTACTGTTGTTGTATTAACCTCTTTTAAAATAGAAGACATTATTCCGATAGGAACAGCAGGTGCTAATAAAGATAAATTACTTATAGTAAGTTTTGGTCTTGGTGTTTGCTTTGTTTCATATTTAAAACCACTTGCTTGTATAGGGGCTGAATAATATGTATTATTATTCCAACTAATATTCCCATTTGATGTGGTCAGATTTGAATTATTGTGAAACCTATAAATTGTATTTGCACCGTGTAAATCAGTTTTTAATTGAATTTCAAACAATTCAATAATTGGATTTGGATTTATTGATTGAAGGTTTTTATTTAGCTCACTCATTATGGTTCAAAAACTTGCCTAAATGTAACCTGCACTCTTGCTCTATTTAAATAAGGTACGTTTTTATTGTAACCACCTTCCACCACAAAGTTCATGGCACTTTCACCTGGAACTGTATAAGTAAAATTCGCACCATCAACGACTCTTTCGTCTAGAAAATTAGTTAGTGTATCCGCATCAGCTTCGCTTACTTCAAAAGTTAAATTAAATGTTTTTGGATTTTGATTCAACCCGAAAGAAATTCGATGTTCATAACCATCACCAAAAGAAACAATACGAGTATTTGGTGCGTTTGATTTCTTAAAGTTATATTTTGGTACAAAAGCTGTACCTGCTGCTGTGTTAGGTAGGTTGGCCATTAATTATATAATATACCTCCAGGTCTTCTTTGTTGGACTAATTCTGCTTGTATAGCCTGTGATATAACAGTTCCTAGTTGCTCTGCTTGATTTGCATCTCCTTCTACAGACGATCCAGAGGCATCTACGTTAACAGTAACATTAGTCGAGCCACCAAGAGCATGATTGGGCGTAACTGTACCTGTAATTCCAGGACTAAATAATTCTGGTCCACGTTCTCCCACCATGTATGTCCTTCCTGCTCTAGCTGTTCCTCCATCTGCTAGTCCAAAATTAGGCCCAGCAGTGCCTTTTCCTGTCATTAGATCAAAATATCCACCTCCACCCATCATGCCACCTCCAAACATACCACCAAACATTCCTAAAATACTTTTCTGTAATTGATTTGCCATCATTTTTGCAGCCATATCTAAAAAATAGTCTGCAATTCTATTAGTCATATTTCTAAAGGCATCAGTAACAGACATAGTGCCCATAATTACACCTTTAAAAGATTCTTGGAACGATGAACCTATTGTTTGAGATAAACCAACAACTCTCATACCCACATCATTTAACTGTTTCATTTGTTGATCTAACATAATCATTTCAGCTTGAATAGGATTAGCTAAAATTTCTGCCTGTTCTATTAATATATTTTGAAGTTCTATTTGTTTTAATAAATTATTAACTTTACTTTGATTATTTTCTGCTTTAGCTATATCTAATGCAGATTCNAGAGAAGATAATTTANTTTTTTGTTGTAATATATTAAGTTCTTTAGGTANTAATGTTAAACTTTNTTTTTGTAATTTTATTCTATTATCTAAATCTGCTAATGAAGCTTGATTTTTTAATTTATCAATATTTACAAGTCTTTCTGCATTCTTAACAATTAATTCTTGATTTTTTGATTTTTGATCTAAAATGGCTATTTCATCTTTTAAAGAATCTGTTGTAATAAGTTGATTTTCTTTAGTTTTTAACGTAAGTTCTTTGTTTAGTAATGTTAATGTATTTTTTTCTTTTTGTAAGTTTAATTCAGCAGAAGTCAATTTAAATCTATTTTTTTCTATTTCAAAAGCTTGTTGTAAAGGTACAATATTTTGTAAGTTAAAAGTGTCATCAGCTAATTTTTCTAGATCTTTTAATTTTGGATCAGGTAAATTGTTATTAGGAAGATTGTTATTAAAATTGTTATTTGTAATATTATTTTGATTAGGTTTAAATTTAGTCATATCAAAACCTAATAAATTTCTATACATATTTGCTAAAACATCTTGATATTCACCAAAACTTAAATTTTCTTCTTTTCTTCTTCTTTGAGCAGATTTTTTAATCATTTGATTTTGAATATCAAAACTTTTTTTATCTCCTCCCGTAGCAATAATTTGTTCTCTTAATTGTTTTTGCAAAGAAATTATATTATCTTCTTTATTTCTTGCTTTGGTAGCTGCTGTTATTTTTTCTAAAAATGGTGTTAAAGAATTTGAAAGAAATAAGGTAATTTGTGTACCTAACTCATTTATTTTGTTTTTAAAATCTGTCATTTTTTTTGTATTTTCTTCGATTTCTCCTGTAGTTAATCCAAATTTTTCTTCAAATTTTTCTAATAATAAAGTTGCTGCTGAAGATTTTAAACCTAACTTTTCTAATCTCAACGCTAATTTTGCAGTAGGAGTTTCAGCAATACCTAATTTTGTTATTAAACTTTCTATATTTTCAGTAGGTTTTGCTAAGGCATTAGCTAAATCATCCAATGCACTACCAATAGCAGTACCAGCAATAGAAAGAGCGAAACCAAATTGCCCTCCAACTAAACCACCTGCAACACCACCTAAAGCACCACCGACTGCTGCTGTTGGTCCCTGTCCAAATAACAGAGGAAAACCACCACCAATAATTCCACTTCCTATAGCACCAGAAGCTTTTTGTCTAAAAGATTGTGTTCGCAATCCTCCGCTTCTAGCTTGATTATTACTTATTATTTGTTTTCCATTCGCACTTAACATTTTTCCTCTTTTTGCAAGAGTTTTATTAATGCGATCTTCTAAAGTTGATGCTCTATTTATAAGTAATAATTCTTGCCGTCTTTTGTTTAAAAAACTACCATCACTTTGTTCAATTAAATTTTTTTTAAATCCTTGACTTCTTATATTTTGTGTAAATTCTTTACCCTGTTCTTTTCTGCGTAAAGAATTTAATAAATTTTCTCGTTGCATATATTCTTTATTTAATTCTTTTTCTGCTGCTATTAATTGTTGAGCAGCTTTTTTTTGTAAATTTGAACCAGAAGCAGCAGCATTAAAATTATTTTTAGCTTTTGATAAAACTCGATTTAAATTATCAAAACTTTTTACATATAAATTTTGGTTTTTACTAAGATCTTTTAGACGTTGATTAAATTTATTAATCTTAGTTTCTGTAGTTTCAACCTGTTTATTAAATCTAGTTAGCTTTTCAGCACCTTTTAAAGCAACAGCAATATCTACATTATAATTAGCCACTTGCTATAAAAATTAAAACATTTTCTCTATATTACCTTCTTTTACCTCTTAAAGCACTAGATCTTTGTGCTTGTTCTCTTTGTTTTTCATATTCTTCATGTTCTAACTCTGAATAAGCAGCCCAACCTATCATTTCTTCTACAGTTAGAGTTTCACATAATTCAGAAACAGTTTTCCCCAATTCTTTAGCTAAAGAATAAATAAATCTCCAATCACCATTAGCTTTTTAAATCGGCTTTAGCCTCTTTTACCTCCTTATCAGCACCAGCATTAATCATAGCTAACTGTATTTGTTCAAGAATTGAAGCTTCAACTTCTCTTCTTAAAGAAGCTTTGTCTCCATCTTGAAAAATTCTTTCACCATCTTTATCTAATGATTTTTGTATCATCATTTGCAATGCATAATCATTAACATCATCAGAATTACTTTTTTTCTGTATTGCTTCTCTTTCAGCAATAGTCAAAGGATGCCAATAAACAGTAAGAATAATCTCATCATCTTGTTTTACATCATGTTTATAAAGTTGTGAAACTCCAAACTTGTTTTTTAAAAGATCAACTGCTCTAGTCATAAAATTAGTATACCTACTTTAGTATACTAAGCNTTTGCCGTAAATTGGCAAGATATTACAGCAAGAAAGTGACTTCTATCATCAATTTCAAGCATTGNNGGGCCATTTATGTCTTGCACTCTTGGTTTTACACTAAAAGTATCAGAATAATTAGAAGCATTTACTGAAGTAAGACCATCAATTACAGATTCACTAATAGCAGATAGTACAGCAGTACCTTTATTTTTTGGAACATAGACATTGCATTGAACAACACCTGAATAATAATCAACTGCTGCACCCTGATTTTGTAAAGTTGCTTGAGTAAAATTTAAATTCATTACTACATATTTTTTAGTTTTACCAGGAGTTACAAAACTTACATTATCGTATGTAATTGATACAGTATTATCTGCTGCAAGAACTGCATCTGTCACTGCCTTTTCAAATGCTGCTCTTGTGTTTACTAAAGTCATAATTAAAATTCAGTATACCTAACACTAGGATCTGATTGAATACCTGTAGACATAGGAGAATTATTAAATGTTGTACTACCACCAAGAAATACTTTTCCTTTCTCTGTCATAGTTTCTTTAATCATTTTACCTAAAGAACCTTGAATAAATAATTGTAATTTACCACCTTCTAAAGCATAAACAGCATATTCAGCTTTATTACCAATATAAACAGTTCTTTTATAATTAAATACTCTATCTACAGGAAATCTAGGTTGAATAAAAGGTTTTACATTGTAATATCCAGTAGATTTATTTCCTTTATTTGCTGTTTTATTTTTAAGAAATTCTGCTGTTGCTTGTCTTTTAATCGTATTCCAAGGAGAAAATTTTTCGATAGGATCTTTAGGTCTTACAGGTGTTCCTTGAGCTTTCCAACTACTTGCAAAAAATCCTGTATAAACAGGACTATGTTTTTTANTAGCTAAAGTTCTATGAATTTTTCTAATAAGAACATTAAAATCTTTAGATATTTGTCCATCTAAATCTTTTGGTAAATCTTTTAAACGTCTTGTAGTCATTAGAATCTTGCTAATATTGTATAAAGATAAACACTTTCACCCTGTTCAGTTTTTACATCAAAGATTTTTGCTACAACATTAGATCCTGCATAACTTAAAGTAATTTCATCATCAAGATCAGGTTGATGATTGTTAATAAGATCAGGTGTTATAAAAACTTTTACTTGTCTAATTTCTCTACCCTCGTCTTCTATTGCCCTAATAAATTCAATAGGTACTTTTAAATTAGTAAAAGATGTATCTGATGTAAAATAATCTCCTGTAGAGATATTATAAGTTCCAGATGTTTTTTTTGTAAACGTAATTGTTGAATTTAAAGCTGTTCCTAATTCAGCAAGAGCTTGTTTTGTTGCAGCTTTAATAACTTTATCAATTTGCCCTGGCATTATCCTCTAACTACCCTCATCTGATAAGTTCCTGCTCCACCTAGCATATACGCTCCAAGATAACTTTGTAACCACGGGTAAACATCTAAAATATTATTTATAGATCCAACACCCTGACTATCCGTATTGTATTTAAGTTGAATATCTCCCATTTTAAGTTCAGATAGGTTTCCTTCTGTACCTGTTGTTCCCGTTATTGCACCCGTATCATTTGCTAATGCTCTAGCTAATTCATATTGTGCATATTTAATATTGTTTGGAATAGTTGAACAACTTAACTCAACTCTATCTACCTGATAATTTGTTCTTGGAAACTTTAATGCTTGATTCTCATCACATCTATCTCCTTGAAATACAAAAGTATCAATCCATCTTGTAGCAGCTATTAATGATCTATTTTTCTGATCGTCTGTTTTATCTGTCCAAGTTGAAGAGTCTGGTACTGTTTCAAAGTAACTATTAGCTTCTGCCAATGTTACATAGCTATTGGCAGTTTCACTTTTTATAGTTGCATTTATAGTAGCTGCCACGATTAATAAAGTAATTTAGTTTTATTGTAGCGTAAAGAAAAAACCCCACCAATAATTGATGAGGTTTTTAAATAGCATGACCACTGCCAATTTAATCTTAAAATAAATTAAGACTTTAGACCATTAGACAATGGTGTGTTTACAAAAATTTCAACCATAGGAATCTGGTCGATATCATAAGTTACACCCCAATTAGATCCTGTTCTAAGTGCTGAGTTGGCAGGGTTGTCAGCAGCATTTGTCCACTTAGTTCCCATAACGTGATAAGCACTATGGTAGTCAACAGACATAACATCTTGTTTAGATAAGATGTTTCTTTCTGCTTCAATACCTAACTCATCCTGTTGACCTTCAAGAATTACCCCTGACTTCATTAAGTAGCAACGAAACTCTTGACGATTACCACTAGATGTTGGATCGTTGATGTTTACCTGAGAGTCGATTACAACTGTGCAACCAGCAAACTGACCAATTGATCTGTCAGTTACACCAACTCCACCACCACCCCAAGTAATACCTGTACCAGTTGATAAGGCAGAAGTTGAGAATGTTAATAAACCTACTTGATATAGATAGTAAGCAACCGCAGGATGAACTATAAGAAGATCAAGTTCTTCTCCTCTTTCTCCTAAAAGAGAACGAGCTTCTGCAACAGTAGCAGCAGTAAGATAGTTTGCTTCAGCAGTAGCACT